AATCCGACACCACCGCCCACACTGCCCGCCGATGCGCCGCTCGATACAAAACGCGCACTGGAGATGCTCGGCGTGGTAAAGCGCCACAGAATCCCGCAGGAGGAGCTACTGAAACTCTATGGCATCAAGGCCTCCAGTGAGCTCAAGGTTTCCCACTATGAGGATTTCAGAAAGCGCGGACAGGCGTGGATTGCTGAAACCGAAAAGATTTACGCATGAAAACGCAGGGCAGGTTGACGGGAATTCAAGTCCCGTTCCGGAGCGAAAAGGCGGTGATTTCCTTCGAGGTCACCGCCGATCCGGCGGATGTGGAGCGGTACAAAGATAAAGAGCTCGATATTACCATCGTGCGGCACAGCAAAAAGCGCGGACTGGCAGCCAATGCGATGCTCTGGGCGTGCCTCGGAGAGATTGCTGCGGCGGCAAGAACAGACAATTGGTCGGCATATCTTTACATGCTTGAGCGGTATGGGAAATACTCGACAGTCCTAATCAAGGCCGAGGCGCTTCCCGACCTGCGGCGCGTGTGGAGGGAAACGAGGGTTGTCGGTGAGCGAGAGGATGGCATGGTAGAGGTCCTGTGCTTCTACGGTTCGAGCACATACACGACGGAGGAGTTTTCAAGGCTTCTGGATGGTGTTGTGAGCGATATGAAGGAGCTTGGCCTGACGCCGCCCCCGTCGCGTGAGATGCAGGCGGCACTGGAGGAGCTCAGGCGGCAAGAAGAGGCACAAAGGAAGCGGGAGGGTGATAGGCGTGAGAAGTCAAACGTTTGTAATCAAAGGCAGACTTGATGGCATGAATACCATCATCGACACGAACCGCTACCACAAAATGGCCGGAGCCAAAGAGAAGAAGCAGCAGCAACGCATATGCACGGAGGCAATACTGGACTGCAATGTGCAGCCGGTGCAAAGTTACCCGGTTTACATCACGATTTGGTGGCGTGAGCCGAATATGCGCAGGGATCCTGACAACATTGCTTCCGGAAAGAAATTTATTTTTGACGCATTGCAAGAGACCGGGGTTCTACGAAACGACAGCATGAAGGAAATTTGCGGAACCGAAGAGTATTTTGGCGTAGATTCCGATAGCCCGAGAATTGTGGTCATGATACAGGAGCATGATACAGGAGGTTGACTGATGGCAGAGAAAAATTCGTTTGTGGTGTACTCGCAGTGGGCCACAATTATTGCAAATCTGCCTGATGAACAGGCGGCGATACTGAGCAAGGCAATCTGCTGCAAGCACCTCGGCATAGAGTATGAGATTACCGACCCGACTATCAAAGCTGTTTTTATTTCGATTGAGCAGAAGCTTGATGCCGACAACGAGAACTACAAAAAAACGTGCGAGGCCAGAGCAAAGTCCGGGCGCAAGGGCGGTAGTGCCTCTGCCGCAGAGAAGGTGGAGAGCACAGAAGAGCGTGACGACAGCAACTCAGATAAAGAAGCAAGCAAAAGCAAGCAAAACGAAGCAAAAGCAAGCAAAAGCTCTTTTTGCTTAGCAAACGAAGCAAAAGAAAGCAAAAGCAAGCAAAACGGGGGTGATAATGAGTATGAATATGAGTATGAGAATGAAAATGAGAATGAGTCCCCTACGGGGACAAAAGAGAAGAGCGTAGCGCGCGACGCGCGCACACCCGCGCACGAGAATGCTGCCGCACCCTCTCGCGGCAAGGAGCCTAAGGAGCCGAAACACAAGCACGGCGAATACGGTCATGTCCGCCTTACGGACTCTGAGTTCGTGCGCCTAAAAACCAAACACGGAGAGGCAGAGACAGAAGCGGCTATACGTGTCGTGGATGAGTATGTCGAGACTTCGGGCAGGCCGCCGTATAAAAACTATGCGTTGGCACTCGAAAAATGGGGCTATAGGGCTGCGAGAGAGCAACTGCAACGCGAGCAGGCTGACTGGCAGAGCGTTCCTGCGGTGGCACGGTCCGGATCCACGGGAGGGAGAGCGGCGCCCGGCGGATTTGATGCCAATGACTATTTGCTGGAGCGTATCGCAAACGCAGAAAGGAGCGCGAGCAATGGCTAAGCTTATGACCGAGGCGGAAATCCTCAAGGTCATATACACGATTAAGGCGGCGTACCCCTCGCACTATGCGAGGTTTACGAAGCTTGATTTTGACAACATGATCAGCGTGTGGGATGGGACGCTTGAGGGCTACACCTACGGACAGGTGTCGGCGGGACTCAACATGTTCCTGGCATCCGACACGAAGGGTTTTCCGCCGGTTCCCGGGCAGGTCATTGAGTGTATCCAGAGAACACAACGCCCAGTAGCTGAGGACTACACGAACACGGAGTGCGCGTCCTTAATCCGGAGAGCATTGAGCAATGCGGCCTATCACGCCGAGGAGGAGTTTGAGCGCCTGCCGGAGATATGCCGCAGAGCGGTCGGAACCCCGCACAATCTGGTTGAGTGGTCGCAGCTGGACACACGAGAGGTCGAGACAGTAGTCATGAGCCAGATTATTCGGGCGCTGGAGGCGGCACGAATCAGGATGCGCGAAGATGCCAAAATTCCCGAGAGTGTGAAACGGGAACTGGGGCTTGGTACGGGGCGCGAGCCGCTCTACAAGCTCGAGCAAGCGGAGTGTGAGCAGAGACAGCTCGAGGCCAAAGAGCAGCCGAGCTTGCCAGCTCCGGAGCACAGCGATGAGATTGCGGAGGCGGTGCGGAAAATCATGTCCGGAGAAGCGAGCCTTGCAGACACAATGCAAGACATCGTGAAGGGCAACCGCCTAAAGCCGGGGGGCTCTGTATGAGCGCAAAGAGCATTATTCCGGGGGATTCGGCAGAAAAGTGCTTCCTGTGCGGGAGGGGCGGACCGCTCCACGTGCATCACTGCCTACACGGGCGGAACCGCGCCGCTGCGGACAGAATGGGGCTTACGGTTCACCTCTGCGTACGCTGCCATACGCGCCTTCACGACAAAGGCGAGTATGACAGGGAGCTGCAGGCGCTTGCGCAAGAGGCTTACGAGAAAGAGCATGGGCGCGCTGAGTGGATGGAGCGCGTTGGGAAAAATTACAGGGGGTAAAACATGAACCAGGTTGTTTTGATGGGCAGACTCACGAGAGATCCGGAGGTCAGGTATACGAGCGGCGAAAAGGCAATGGCGGTCGCGCGGTATACGCTGGCGGTCGATAGACGCGGGAAGGGAGAGAAAAGCGCGGATTTTATTCCGTGCGTCGCGTTCGACAAGGCCGCGGAGTTCGCGGAGAAGTATTTCCGCCAGGGAATGCGCGTGCTGGTATCCGGACACATTCAGACAGGCAGCTACACGAACCGCGAAGGGCAGAAGGTCTATACCACCGACGTGATTCTGACAAGCCAAGAATTCGCGGACAGCAAGGGTGCGACCGGCAGCGGCCAGGGTAATGCCGGCGGTGGAGCGGCTGGGAATGCCCCACGGGACGATGAGCCATTCATGAATATTCCGGACGGCGCGGATGCGGAGGGGCTGCCGTGGAACTGACGCGGGATTCAGAGGCGCGGAAGGCGGTTGCTCAGATTATCGACCGTTTCACGGACATGCTGGATGTTGGAGAGTACCGGCTGGTGGAACTCAAGGTGAGGGATACAGCGACAGGGCGAGAGTACGGGTGGAAGGAGCGGCGTAATGAGACACATTGCGATTGACGCATTCGCGGGAGGTGGCGGAGCATCGGAGGGGCTTAGAATGGCTGGGGTTGATGTGAACATCGCAATCAATCACGACCCTGAGGCAATCCGGATGCACGCGGCAAACCACCCCGATGCGCTGCACTTAACCGAGGATGTTTTTAAGGTGAATCTCTCGGAGTACCTTCGCCCCGATGATGTGGTTGACGTGATGTGGGCAAGCCCGGACTGCACGAGTCACAGCAAGGCCAAAGGCGGACAGCCGAGAGAACAGGGGCTTAGGGTGCTGCCGTGGGCGGTATACCGGCTCTGTAAGCAAATCAGAGACACCACGGGAAGCCTTCCCAAGGTTCTCTTCATGGAGAATGTCGAGGAGATTCAGGACTGGGGGCCGCTCGATAAAAACGGTCACAGGATACCGGAGCAGCGTGGAGAGGATTACAGGAAATTCATTTCGGCAATGCGCGGGCTTGGATTCAGCTTTGAGTGTCAAACCTTGGTGGCCGCCGACTATGGAGCACCTACGACTCGCAAGCGTTGGTACGCGGTGTTCCGGAGCGACGGGGAGCCGATAAAGTTCCCTGCGGCTACCTACAGTAAGATTGGGAGTTTTGGGCTAAAAAAATGGAGACCGGTGGCGGACTGCATAGACTTCGCGGATCTCGGAGAGTCGATTTTTTGGAGGAAAAAGCCGTTGGCGGAGGCGACGCTTAAGCGGATAGCTAATGGCATCAGAAAATACATTGTTGAGAATCCGAACCCCTTTATCCTGCCGGACAGCAAGGCTTTTCCGTTTCTTGTCCAGTATCACAGCGAGACCAAAGAGGGTGACGCGAGAGGACAGGTACTCACTGAGCCGCTCAAGACGATTGATACGTCAAACAGATATGGTCTCGCAACCGTTATTGTGGATCGTGAGAAGACGGCAAGTGTTGGAGAGTGCGATGTGGCGACAAGGGAGGCCGTGGCGGCATTTCTGGTCAAATACTACGGCACCGGCTGCGGGCAGGTGATGGATGAGCCACTCGGCACGATCACAACCAAAGACCGTTTTGGCATGGTGAGCTGTGTGCTGAAAAAGGGCGAGGATGCATTCTTTTTGACAAAATTCTATGGCCTAAGCATAGGTCAGGGGATGGATGAGCCGATTGGGGCACTGACGACATCGGGACACTATGGCCTTATCGGATGCTGTGGCGGAGGTAAGCCTGAGACCTATGGTATCTGCGACATCCGTTTCAGAATGCTGAAACCGGAGGAGCTTAAAAAGGCACAGGGATTTCCGGATACATACATCATTGACAGAGATGCCGACGGGAATCGGTATCCTAAATCTGAGCAGGTTGCAAAAATTGGAAACAGTGTTGTTCCGCTGATGGCGGAGGCAATCGCAAGAGCAAATCTTGAGAGTGGGGAGATGACTGCATGAAGAAGATTGATTTTCTTGATGAGGTAAAAGACATTGTGACTGAGCGCGAAGGGCAGCACGGAAAGCCCGCGAAAACACACAGGGCAATTGCGGAGCTGTGGAGCATCTACCTGAGCGAGAAAACCGGAATTCCGGTGAAAATCGATGCGGTCGATGTGGCGATGATGCAAATTCAGGCGAAGGTTGGGCGGTTCATATGTGGGCAGAGCGATCACATGGATACGGTACTCGACATTGCGGGATATGCAGCCTGCGCCGGAGAGATTGTGAGCGAGAGGCAGTGAGATGGACGAGGGGAGCAGACGGGGTAAAGACCTCGCCAAGCCGCAGGAGCGGAGAGGGCCGGCTGTATCTGGATTCGGAATGACCACCGGGCTCGAGGGGTGCTATGTGAGACTTGCGGTGGAGATTGTGCGCGTGGCGGTGGAGGATTACATGGATTTGTTGCGACTTTACATGAACCGCGCACGATACAGCCGCTGGTACTACACCAAGCACCGGCGAGAATTAGACAGAGCAAAGGCTTTTCTGCAAAGCAATCGGTGCAAGAAGTTTTGCGATGTGGATGGGGAATATCTTATGCGGTTGGCGGAGAGGAGGGTTGCGAGTGAGCCTGAAAGAGGAGCTTCAGCAGTATCTCGGCATTATGTGCGAAGTTAGGGATGCGAAGCAGAGGGCGGCAGAGCTTGGGCGGAGGATCCGAGAGGCGGAAGCAACTCAGGTCACTGACAGCGTCTACGGTACGCGAGAGGACGGCACAAACGGGCATATCCGCATTACTGGAGTTCCGCTTCCGGAAATCGACAAACTCACCGATCTGCGAAAAAAGCGTGAGGCGCATTTCAAGGTTCTCGCCTTTGAGCAGGAGCAGCGAGCGGCGTATCTGGAGGAGAGGATTGCAAAAATTCCTGATCCGACAATCCGAGTGATACTCAGACAAAGATATATCGACGGAATGACCTGGGATGCGGTGAGTAGACACAATGGACACGCGGGGACGGACTGGGCGAGAGTAAGAGCAGTGCGTTTTTTTGCGGCAATCGGAGAAGATGAACAGT